GTTTCACTTAATTTGTCTAAAAGAATCAATCTTTGTTTTGGGTGGATGTAGTGTAAATTCAAACCCAAGAATCCATCTTTATATGATTCGATAGGAATCACAAGTGGAAATCTATCATAGTATGGTAATGTATCTTTTGTCTTTGGGTCGTAAAAGTAAAAGTACATTTTACCAATAGTTGAATTTCCTCTTAATCTATTTCTATCTGCCATTAATGCTCTTGATGTTGGAGTCAATTCTTTCACTTTGGCACGAAGCCAAGTCCGTGCATTATTTGTGCCTGTAGAAAGACCCTCTTTCGCAAGAGATAGTTTGATTCTGTCTATTAGTTTTGCCATTATCTATTTATCTCAAATGCCTATGTCTTTTTCAGTTAGCACTTTGAATTGCCATCCGTGTTCTTTACAGAATAAGTCTGCAGCCCGCCACTTTTCCTGATTGATTGCATAAGTTGCCGCCTCTTGTAGATATCGTTTAGTTTTTCTTTTTTGTTCAGGTTTTACTGTTTGTTTTTGGGGTTTTATTTCAATGACAACAGTAGATTCTGTGCCATTCTTTTGTTTCAATCTGACAATAAAATCTGGAAAATATCTGTGTATTTTTTGGTCGATTGGTGACTTGTACTTGATGATAAGTTCTTCAGATGCCCACCAAATGACACTTGGATTCTCATCTAACCATTTCATCACCCTAAGTTCCCATGAGGAACGGTAGACTACATTCGCAGAATCGCCTTTATATTTGCTTCGATGTTTTGGGGTAAACCACCCTTTATATGACATAAATAGTCTCCATATGTATGATAAATATATCTAGTTAACCTATAGGACAATAAATGGCGGGACTATTAAGCTTTCTTTCAGACATTGGTGTACAAGCCGGCGGTCAGCCATCATTAACTGGTCCGCTATCTTCGTTATTAAAGGGTCAATACGGACTATCAAATCTACGATATCCGTCTGATTTATCTGCTTCTGATAAAAATCACTACATCACTATTACCATATTTGAACAAAGAAACACTCAATTTCAAAACGACCCAGCATTAGATGCAAGTGGAAAACAAGCATTAGCTGGTGCATATGGATATGATTTAAGTTCTGCCGCTGTTAGAGGTGCAGCTGGAGAAGCAGGTCAAGCACTCGTTGGTATAGTTAATAAAGGTATTGATTTACTTGGTCAAGGTGCAAACTTGTTAGGAATAAATCCACAGAGTACAGAACAAGCACAAGCTGGCGCACAAACTTTGACTGGATATGCTAATGATGTTTTTGGTGCAGCTGGTAACCCAATGGGATTAAGAGCGACAGGAAAAATAACCACAACAATTTCTCTTTATATGCCAGACACTTTAGTGTTTGACCATCATCAAGGTTATTCAGATGTTGGTATGGGTGGTGAATTACTGACAGGTCTTGCTGCTGGTGGAAAATCAATCGCTGATATTGTTAACGATCCAGGTTCAGGTGATAAATTTAAACAAGCAGTAACAAATCTTAGTCCATTTGCTTTAAGTATTCTTGCAAACAAAAGTGGTGGTTTTGGAAAAACATTATTTACCGCTGCGACTGGTGTTGTACAAAATCCAATGTTGGAAATGATATACACAACACCATCATTCAGAACATTTAGATTTGATTTTCAATTTTATCCAAGGTCACAAAAAGAATCTGAAGAAGTACAAAACATTATAAGAGAATTAAGATTTCATCAAGCACCAGAAGGTCTAGTTGCATCAAATGGTTTCTTTATGGTTCCACCTTCTGAGTTTGGTATTAATTTTTATTATAATGGTATTGAGAATCCAAATATTCCAAAACTAGGTATTTGTGTTTTGGAGACATTGACTGTTGATTATGCACCAAGTGGTTTCTCTGCATATGAAGTTCCTGGACAATCTGCGACAAGAGGTGGAACTGGTATGCCAGTTGCTATTAGAGTATCATTACAATTCAAAGAAACTGAGATTAGAACAAAGGCTTCTTATGATAGAGAAGATGGTTTGAATCGCACTAAAACTGATAGCAGATCCCAAAATGAACAGATATATGCAAAAAGTTTGGGTGATTTTAATCCACCATAAGGTTAACTATGTCAAAATATTTTAATTTTTTTCCCAATACACTCTATACAGTTGATACAATAACTGGTGACGCTGTTAAAAATATAACGGCAAGATTTTCATTTGAAGAAAGTTTTAAAAATAACACCTCTGTATGCTATGAATATAATATACAAGATAGTGATACACCTGAGATTATTGCTTCAAAATTTTATGGTGATCCAGAAAGACATTGGGTTGTTTTGATGTTTAATGATATTAATGACCCACAATTTGATTGGCCAATGGACTACAGAACACTTATTAGTTTTGTAGATGAAAAATACAAAAATCAAGCCAATACAGGACAATCTGGTTCAAATTGGGCACAATCGCATACACATGGATATTACAAGGTTGAAACAAGAACAACATTAAGTACAAATACTGTTGTCACAAATAAATTTGAAGTTGATTCAAATACCTATGCAACGATTAACGCAACAAACAATGACATATTGTTGGCAGATGGTAACACTATTAGAATTCAAATCTCAAAACAAACACAGTCATACTATGATTATGAGATGGAATTAAATGAATCAAAACGAAGAATAAAATTATTAAAACAAGAATTTATACCTAATATAGAAGCAGAGTTTAGAAGAGTGATTGCATAATGGCAGTTGTTAATATTAAACAAACAACGCAATTTAGGATTAAAAAATTAGCCCTAAATTCAAAATATGGAACTATAGATTTAAGTGCTATTTTTGAAGAGATAAACATCTTTGATAGTATTTTAAATCCTTGCATGTCTGGTAATATTGTCATCAAAGATGCTATTGGTTTGGCAAAAAAATTAGTATTTGATGGTAGTGAATATTTGGATATTAGTATATCTAAGGATGATGAGGCAAGCACTGGTCAAGGCACTAACATAACAAGAACTTTTAGAATTTTTAAATTTAGTGATAGAAAAAACATAAATCAAAATTCAGAAATTTACATTTTACATTTTGCATCTGAAGAATTAATTTATTCTGAGCAACAAAAAGTTAATCAGGCATATAATGGTGTTTATTCGGATATTGCAACTTCTGTGCTTAGAGATTATTTAAAAGTTCCTAACAATAAGATAGCAATAATTGAAAAGACTAAAGGCATTCACAATTCTGTTGTGCCGTTATTATCACCTATTGATTCTATGAATTGGTTGGCAAAAAGGTCTGTTAGTGGTAACAATTTAGCTGATTTTTTATTTTTTGAAAATCAATATGGTTTCAATTTTGTGTCGTTGAATAAATTGTTTTCTATAAAACCTCTTTTTGCAATTAATTTTTCACCAAAAAATATATCTGATAGTGTTGCTGGTGAATTTTTTGGTGTAAGAGACTATAACATCAGTACCGCATTTGACATTTTAGAAAATACAAGAAATGGTTTCTATTCAAATCGTTTTATTGGATTTGATGTTCTAACAAGAACTGTTGTTGAATCGGATTTAGGTATTAAAAACCATTTTAGTGGAACTCATTTAAATGATAAACCAAATGTCTTTGTTTCTTTAAACAGAGAAGGTAAAGATGCTGGATTGATGCCATTTTCTAAAGTTGCTTTATATCCATTTCAGTTGTATAGAAATTCTCAAGCATATGTTAAAGGTAATGATACGGCTAAATCTCTGTTGATTGATGATACACACAAGTATATTCCACAAAGAAAAGCAATATTGCATAATTTGTTACAAAGAAAAATGACTGTTGCATTGCCTGGAAATTTTGCAATAACTTCTGGTTTTGTTTTAGATGTTAAAGTTCCTGCATTTACAACCAAACCTGATACTTCTGACCAAGATGACAAATCAATTTCTGGTAAATATTTAATTGTAGCAACAAGACATGTTATTAGTTCACAGAAACATGAAACCTTCTGTGAATTAGCAACAGACTCTACAAATAATGGAGTTGTTGTTGCAAGTGATAGTTCTTTACAACAGTCTAAATACAGATAATGGAAAATACAAATTTTGTCGGAAAAGATGGATTTATTTGGTGGGTTGGTGAGATAGAAAATAGAGCCGATCCATTAGGTATTGGAAGATGCCAAGTGAGAATATTTGGTTGGCATAACACAAACAAATTAAAAGTACCAAAAGAAGATTTGCCTTGGGCACACCCAATGTATCCACTCAACTCAACAAGAATGTTTTCCGCACCACAAGTTGGTGAATGGGTTGTTGGATTTTTCTTAGATGGTGAAAACGCACAACAACCTGTAATGATGGGTATGATACCTGGAATGAAAGTGAAATGAGTAAACAACTACAAGACCTGCATACATTAACAGCAAAAGCGACTATAGCACACAAAAAGTATCTTGCTGGTGTAATAACAAAAGAAGAGTTTATGCAACAAATTGATGACATTGATTGTCATTGTCATAGTGATATTGTATTGGATAAAAAACATTCTGAATTAGATGCTTGTTACCGAGAATCATTGGAAGGTATTTTGAGGATATATCATCTGGAGAATAATAAATGATTCCACAACCAGTATTAAGTACCGGTAGTAATATATCACCAGTAACTAAAGCGGATGCACCAGTTATTGGTGGACCAAGTTATCCATCAACTCCAGCAGCTCGAGGTGATGTTTCTGGTAGTATTGCATTAACAAATGCAAATTTAGTACACTCTTGCGATTTTGTAAACGATTTAAAAAAGAATATTGGTTTAAAAAAGTTTCTAAAAGCTATTGCAAAATGGATTAGAGAAGGCATTAGAAAAATACAGCAGTTGATGGGTTTTAGTGACCCGTCTGGTTCTTTTTCTGAAGTCATCAATATGTTAAAAGCTGCGGCAGAATATATTCGATATGTAATCAAAGAATACATAGAACCTATCATCGAATTTGAAAAATATGTTTTGGCAGTTATTGTTAAAATTAGAGCAATCATTCAATGGATTTTAAGTTTACCTGGAAAACTACTTAAACTACTGCAAGAATGTTTAACTAAATTATTGAAAAGTATAGCAAGTCTTTTTGCTGATGTGTGGGCAGAAGCATCAGCAGAAGTTCCACTAGCTGATTCCGGAAAAGGATTTTCGGAATTAGGTGCCGCAATAAAAGACACTGCTAAAGCTGCAGAAGAATTATTGAAAGCGTCAACTACAGCTGTCGGATTAGCAGTTGGTATTGCAGTTTCTGGAACAGTAGGTTTATTGGCACCAGTTAGTGAATCAGAGATTGCTGGTGCAAATGCAACAATTACTGCATATTCTGGTTCTGTTCCATCTGCATTAGAAGTTCCTGCTGACCCAGACTTTTTGAAGAAATCTACACCCTAGGAAATATTATGGCAACAACTAGTGATTACGATAAGGCATATGCAACAATAAGTGCTGCTTTAGCATCAAATCCGTCAACAAATTTATTTACTGAACCGCCTTCGCCTGCGGATCCAGACCATCCACCCTTATATCCACACAATCAAATATTTGATAGCGAATCTGGACATTCAGTTCAATTGGATGATACTCCTGGTAGAGAACGAGTTCGTATACAACATGGTAAATCTAAAAACTTCATTGAGATGCATCCAAATGGAGACCAAGTTGTAAAAGTATTTGGTGAGAATTTTGATATTACAATAGGCAAAAAGAATGTTTATGTTAGTGGTGTTTGTAATATTGTAGTCAAAGGTGATTGCAATATGCAAGTAGATGGTGACTTTAACCAAGAAGTTAATGGTGACTACAATCTTGCTGTTAAAGGTAAAATGAATGTTCGTGGTGTTAAAGACATTTCTATTTTAGGTGATGCAGATGTTGGTATTAGTGCAAATGAAAAATTTGGTGGTGCATTACGACTATCAGCTGCACAGAGCTTGAATTTAGGATCAGACTTATACATTAACGGTTCTATTACTTGTGATAGTCTTACGGCAGAATCTAGAGTTAATGCTGGTATGGGTGTTTATGCTGGACCATATGGATTCACATCATCACTTGGTGGATTAAGTTTGGGTATTCCAACTCCTGCAACACCAGTTGCAACACCAGGATGCATCAATATCGTTGGTTCTATGACTGCATTAGGTTCAGTCAATGCACCAGTTGGCAACTTTTTAAAATTAAATGCAGGTTTAGCAACTCATGGCATATCTTCTTCAATTTTAGGCGCTGATTTGATTAACGACATTTTTTATAATTTACACATCCATCCGACACCAAAAGGTCCGTCTGGAACAACAACTGCACCTGCGATGAGCGCTTAATTATGGCAACTTTATTTTCAAAACTAGGATACAACTATAGTGATCCACATGGTGATGTAACATCTTTTTCGGATGATACTATAGCACATTTAGAAGCTCTTCCACCAATCATTGAAGATTGGCAATCGCAAGATATTGCTGACAGTAATGTTGGTTCTTATAATCAGAATCCATTAGGTTCAATTTCTACGAGTATTGCTGTTTCTGCAAATTCAATAAAAAATGTTGCAAGCACAATTGAAATTTTTACTAATGTTGGTGTGTCCGCTGTAATGGCAAATATTGCTAATTCAGCAAACAATTTGATTACAACTGCAAACAACTTTAAAGACCACACGGATAGAGTATCTGGTGTAACGGCATATAGTGATTATATTACAGAAGCTGGTTCTAGTATTGCTTCAACTAAACCATTTAAAGATACAATTAAAGGTTTTAGTAAACTTTTAATATATGTCATTTATCAAACTGATGGTATCAGTAATACTTCTATAATGTATGGTTCTCAGACAAGTTTGTTTACTGGTCCAGAAATGAATGTGTATTATAATGCGATTTCAACATATACAAGTACAATAAATTCCAGTCTTACATATACACCTAATGTGACTTCAAGTTTGACATTATCACAAGCAAATACAATTTATGAGATGATTGCAAATACTATTTCTTTTATGGATACTCGTAGAACACACGATGAGACATTTTTTACTAATATGAAAACAATGGTTTCTGACTATCAAAAGACAAGACAGTTTTCAAATATGGGTGAATCAGAAACAAAATTAGTTAATAATTATACAGGCTCAAGCAAGATTCTTACCAGAATTAACTCATAAATAGAAGATGGCAACCGCAACCACAAACATAGTCGCAGCTTATAGTGATTTAGACTTGAATTTCACTATACATCCTGTTAGAAAAGATATCAACCGCTACACGAATGAGACAGCGGTTGTGAATTCTATTAAGAATCTCATTTTGACTAATCATTATGAGAGACCATTTCAACCAGATGTTGGTAGTAATGTTCGCCGTCTTTTGTTTGAAAACATGGATACCATTACGGCAACAACATTAGAAAAAGAAATTGAACAAACTATTAAGAATTATGAACCAAGAGCAAACATATCTAGGTTGAATGTTTCTCCAGACTATGATAATAACGGATTTAAAGTTTATATGGAATTTTTTGTTGCCAATAGAACGAATCCAATAACAATTAATTTCTTCCTAGAACGGATTAGATAAAGATGGCTAACGCTCGTTTACAAATTTCAGACCTTGATTTTGACCAAATCAAGCAAAATCTAAAGAGTTATCTAAAACAACAAAACACATTTCAAGACTATGATTTTGAAGGATCTGGTCTGTCTGTTTTGTTGGATATTCTTGCCTATAATACTCACTATAATTCATACTACTTGAATATGGTGGCAAATGAATCATTTTTAGATACTGCCATTTTAAGAGACTCTGTAGTTTCTCATGCGAAGACTTTGGGATATACACCATACTCAACTACTGCACCAATGGCAATAATTAATGTTACTGTTGAAAGTGGTAACACAACTCCAGATATAGTTACTATTCCAAGAGGTTATAGTTTTAGTTCATCGTTAATCGATTCTACTTCATATAATTTTGTTGTTTTGCAAGACGCTGTTGCAACGAAATCAGGTTCGGCATTTTACTTTGAGAATTTACAAATATATGAAGGTTTTTTAAACACATATCAATTTACATACAATCAAAATTCAAATCCAAAAGCAACATTCATTTTACCAGATGGTGGTATTGATACAAGTACAATTAAAGTCTCTGTCACACCAAATTCAGGTAACACATTTACTGAAGTGTATAATTTAGCAACAGACATTTTGGATGTTACTGTCACATCTTCTGTATTTTTCTTACAAGAAGATAAGAATGGAAATTACAAAATTTATTTTAGTGATGGCACAGTAGGCAAAGCACTTGAAGATGGTGCAATAATCAATGTTAGTTATTTGATAACAAAAGGTACCGCAGCAAACAAAGCGGACAATTTTGTTCCAAACTCTTCTATTAATGGTCTCACTCAAATTACAGTTACAACAAGTTCTGCAGCTGCAGGCGGTTCTGCAAGAGAAGGTATTGATGAAATTAAATTTAGTGCCGCTTCACAGTTCTCTTCACAGAATAGATTGGTAACATTTAAAGATTATGAATCTTACATAAAGAAAAATTATCCAAATGTTGATTCTTTGTCTGTATGGGGTGGGGAAGATGAAGTGCCGCCATCATATGGTAAAGTTTATATTGCATTGAAACCAAAATTGAATTACTATATCTCTGAGACAGAGAAACAAAGAATTATTGATGAAATTATTAAACCAAAAGCAATTGTTGCTGTAAGCGCACAAATTAGAGATGCAAAATATTTGTATCTGTTAGTTAAAAATACGGTGAAATATGATAAATCAAAAACTGTTAGTTCAACTAATGCGATTAAGAGTTCAATCAGAAACGCAATCATTAATTATTCAAACACTTATTTGAATAAATTCAACTCAACTTTCATTCTTTCTAAATTACAAGAAACAATTGATGGTGTTGACACAAATACAATTGCCGGTTCAGAAACAATTTTAAGATTAGAAAAAAGATTTGAATTGAAATTAGGCCAATCAACAACATATGACATTGACTATAATGCATTGTTGCACAGAGGCACTTCAACAAACAAATTGACAACTTCTCAATTTACCATTTATGACTCTATTGGTGTTTTAAGAACAGCGCAGATTGAAGAGACTCCAGAATCATTTACTGGTGTTTCTGAAATTCAGGTCACTAACGCAGGCACAGGATACACATCTGAGCCAACAGTTACAATTACAGGTGATGGTGTTGGTGCAGTTGCAACTGCTGTTCTTACAAACGGCAAGATAACAAATATTGTCGTATCAAAAAGAGGTATTAACTATACAAGAGCATTAGTATCAATCACAGGCGGTGGTGGTTATGGTGCATCTGCAATTGCAATTCTTGATGGTAGATTTGGTACACTCAGAACATTCTACTATGATGAAAATGCAGAGAAGAAAATTATCAATGCAGAAGCTGGAACAATTAACTACACAACTGGTTTAGTTACACTAAAAGATTTGAATGTTAATTCAATTTCAACACCAGACAATTTGATGAGAATCAGTATTGAATCTGAAAGAGGTATTATTACTTCCTCAAGAGATACAATCATTACAATTGATGAAACTGATCCTACTTCTATAACAACCGATTTATCTGAAGTGTAATGACTGATAATAAAGTATCGCTGTTAATCAACAAACAAGTTCCTGAATTCGTTCGGGAAGAATATCCTGTTTTCATTTCATTCTTGGAAGCATACTATGAGTTTTTGGAAAACAAACAAGGCACTCAAAAGAATGATTTGATTACCAAATCAAAAGAATTAAAATACATTTCTGATGTTGATACTTCTATAGATGAATTTGAAGAACAGTTTTTAAATTCATATGCTACATTTTTACCAAAAGAAACAACAATAGACAAAGCGCTATTGATTAAAAATGTATTGCCACTCTATCTCTCAAAAGGTTCAGAGAAGTCTTTTAAATTACTATTCAGAATGTTGTTTGGTAACGAACTTGAAATCAATTACCCAAAAAACAATGTGCTTAGAGCATCTGATGGCAAATGGGAAATTGAAAATGCAGTAAAAGTATCAACTGATATACACTCAGACTATGTTGGTAACGGAACAAATAAAACTTTTTATATTTTAGGTAAACTAGGATTAAATGAAGTTTCTGTTTATGTGAATGATGTTTTACAAACTACTGGTTATGGCATTAGAAAAGAATTACAAAAATTAGTGTTCAATACTGCACCGGCAAATGGTGCAAGAATCAAAGTTAAATACGGTTCAACTTTAGATAAAGAAATTTTTGTTAATAGAAGAATTACTGGTGTTAGTTCTGGTGCAACTGCTACAGTAGAAAAAGTTTCTAAGAATGTTGTTAACAATAAAACAATTTTAGAGTTGTATGTTAGTCCTAAGACATTACTTGGTGAATACACTATTGGTGAAGATATTATCACGGATGTTATTGGTCCTGATGGTAATCTAATTCAAGTATCATTTACATCAATCTCATCACTATTGAGAATCAACATTATTGATGGTGGTTCAAGTTATAATGTTGGTGATCCGGTTATTGTTGCATCTGATGTATCAACTATACCTGCAACTGCAATTGTTTCTAAAACATTTAAAGGCACAATTACCAAAGTTGCAATTGACGAAGGTGGTTCAGGATTTAAAACAGCATCAAGAATTGCAGCTGTAGGATATGAAACTTCAGAATTGAATTTTGGTATTGCATCCGTACAAACAACAACAAAAAACACGGCAAATACTTTCTTAGTATTCTCTGATGTTATCTCTGATGTTGATCCAGCAAATACATTATTGTCTGCAACGAATTGGGGATTTCCAGGTAACACATCAACAACAGGCAATACTTACATTAGCACTCCGATTATGAGGGCAATGTCAAACGCATCTTACACTTCAATTGGTGAGATTGCAACGATTTCTATTCTTACTGCAAACGCAGTTGTCGCTACAGTACCAACATTAAATGCAGAACCAGCAACTCTGACAATTTCACCATTGACTGCAAACACTATAAACCCAACAACAGTTTATATCGACACTTATGGTTCTTTAGGTAAATTAGTTATTGATAATGGCGGTTCTGGTTATGTGAAAGGTGATGAGTTAATCTTTACATCCAAACCAATGTCATTTGGCACTGGTGCGGCCGCAGAAGTTATCAATGTATCACCAATTGGTGCAGTTACGAATGTTGCATTTGTGCCATCAAAGATTACAGGAAATGCAAGTGTAACTTCAGTATCAAATGTTATGGTTGCAGGTAGTGGAACATTGTTCACAAGTGAGTTAATTGTTGGTGATAGAATTATGATTGGTAATGAAACAAAGAAAGTCATTTCTATTGCTTCTGATACATCATTAAATGTTAATACAACATTCTCCGAAATTAAAACTGCAAGAGCAGTCAGAAAATGGGACACTAATTTAATTGGTGGTCAAGGATACACACAAGATAAGTTGCCAACTGTTACAATTAGTTCTGCTACTGGCGGTGGTGCATCTGTACGAGTTGTTGGTATTTTGGGTGATGGTGAAAATCTAATTGCATCTGGTACAAAGAGACCTGGTGAAATTGAAGAAGTTATTATTACCGATCCAGGTGAAGGTTTTACCTCAACCCCATTAGTAGATTTGACATTGTTTGGTGATGAAACTGCAACTGCAAACGCAACACTATCACAAACTTATGAGACATTTCCAGGAAGATGGACTACTTCAGATAGTATTCTGTCTTCTTCGGATAGAAAAATTCAAGGTAGAGATTACTACATGGATTACTCATATTTGTTATCCTCTACTGTGGAGTTCTCTAAATATAAGAAAATATTTAAAGAATTAATGCATCCTGCTGGATTCCAAGTGTATTCAGAAATGCAAAGATTAGATGTATTAGATTCATCAGCTGCAACAGTAGAGACATTAGTTTATCCAGAAACAATCAAAACACTATCTGGTAAAGTAAATGTGGCAAACTCAAGCATCTATGTGACAGGTATCAACACCAAATTTAATGTTGCAAACAGTCTAGGATTCATAACACTTGGTGCTTACATTGCAGTAAACTCAGAGATAAGGGTCATCGATAGTATCATAAGTAATACGAATTTATCTGTTACTAGTGCCTTTACATATACAGCGAACATCCAAGATATGGTTGTTGTAAATACTGCTTACAACGCTGTTTCAACTGAGGGTTCATTAGAATTCAGCACAGAAGACGGACTAGTTATTACAGTAGAATCATAGGGATAAGAATAAAAAAATGACAACCACAACAAAGATTTCACTCTTACCAGAGTTAACAACACCTAATGCAAATGCAGCTAATACTGCGTTTGTTGTTGTTGATAAGAGTAGCGGAACATTTACAACAAAACAATTGAGTTTACAGAATCTTGATTTGTTTGTAGATAACATTGGTCCCGTTGCTTTTGCTCAAGCGAATGGTGCTTTTAACAAGGCTAACTCTGCCAATGTTATTGCACAAGGCGCATACGACAAGGCAAATTCTGCAAATGTAATTGCTCAAGGTGGATACGACAAGGCCAACTCTGCCAATGTTATTGCACAAGCAGCATTTGACAAAGCAAATACCGATAATACTTTTATCACAATCACAACTGGTACACATGGTAATGCAACTTTTGTTCCCGTAATTACTGTTGCAGCTAATGGTAGAATTAGTGCAATCAGTAATATTGCGATTGGTGGTTTTGCTAACTCAACTTATTCAACATCTTCTTATACTCAAGCTAATTCTGCTTTTGATAAAGCAAACTCTTCAAATTTACTCG